CATCTACTATTTCTACAAATTGTACTCTTGCATCGTTTACAACTTCTAAGGCTTCTTGTGGTGTTAACATATAATGTGTAACTCGACTTTTAGGTTTTCTCAATTCAACATCTACTGCTCTGTCTGGAATAGTAACAGAGCCGCCGTCTGTTTCCATATCGTTATAAAAGTCGTCTAAGTCTTCGTAGTTGTGTAATACAACAGCATATTTGTGTAAGTTCATTTTATGTTTCCAATGGTAAAATTAACAATGTCGTTGTTATTGTATTTGTACTTCCTGATTTGTTAGTTACTGTCAAATAAATTGTATCTGTTACAGGATTTTCATCGTTCCAGCCAACACTTGCCGGTGTAAATTTAACAGTAGTTGCACCAGTTGTAATAATTTCAGCGTGTACACCAGCATCTGGATCTGGATCAACACCTTCTGAACGTCCGCTGTCGTTTGTTCTTGCTGCGGCACTACTATAAACTCTAACCCATGCTGCTTGATCTACTTGAATTGATAATACACTATATGCTTTTGCTGCACTTGTGATATCAACATTGTCAGATGCTGCATTTGCAATACTAGCAGTTGTACCGCTTACAGTTGTACGTGGACTTGTGCCACCACCGCCTCCGGATCCAGTAACTTCGTTACCTCCAGCGGTTGTTCCGTCACCAACATATACTTTTTTAGTATCTGTTGTATAGACTAGTTCGCCTTCTGCAGGTGTAATTCCTGATCTAGCTGAATCTAATCCTCTTCTTAATAATAAAGCCATTTTCTTCTCCAAAGAGTTATTTTAAAATATTTATATCGACCCAAGGTCAACTGTTGTTGCACTCGGTGCAGCGTATGAACCCATATCAATATCGGATCCTAGAGATAATAGATATCCTGTTGCACTAGTATGATAGTTTGTATCTATATAACCAAAGTCAAAACTTTCAACAGAATTACCACCAGTACCATTTAAATTTACCCATTCACGAGTAGCAAGTGTTCCATCTTCATCCGGGAGTATAATATTTCTATCTGCTGTTGCTGCTAGTGCTTGTAGTTTAATCTCATAATCGTCTGGCACAGTGCCTTCGAATATAAGTTTAGTGTCTTGTTTAATCCAAATGTTTCCTGTGGGATAAAATGCAATATCACTACCACTATGAATATCTAGATCATCTCCAGTAACACTGTTAATTTTGCTTGTAAAAACTTCACGCCATGATTTAGTACTTGTTCCTAAATCATAACTCACGTTTGTATTTGGAACAATATTACTAGTAATGTCTGCTGTTAGACTGATACTGTCTGTATCTGCATCCCCCAATATAACGTTACCATTTGCAGTAACATTACCAGACAATGTGATATTACCAGTAACATTTAAGTCTTGATTAAATTTTGTCGAACTCATATTTTGTCTCCGTACTAATTATATTTATCGTATAGAGACAAAAAAAACTAGCACAAGGCTAGCTCTTTTGTAGTTATCAATTTGAAAGGAAAAGCAATTATAATGTTTTAGTATACACACTCACTTGATAGCCTTTCGGCCCTTGTCCTATGCACAGGAAAGTAGGTGCATCTACTCTGGTGTGTATACTAAAACACTATAATATATGATAGGAGGGACTCGAGAATACCCTCAACCTAGGTTTACAGTCTCGCTGTCATATACCCAGGAGCCTAGCATCGGATAGTTACTTCCAAAATACGCATCTTCATGTCTCCATGCTCATGCGCTGCTACTACAGCTACTAGCCAAGTTCGGAGCCTGTCTACTCCTCTTCCTTGCACTATCTAACTCGGACCGTCGTCTCTGTTATGTCTATAATATAGTATATACAGAAACAAATGTCAACACTTTTTTTAAAAAAAGTCACAAAAAAAGGCACCGAAGTGCCTTTTTTCTTAATTTGTAACCTATTATTGGAATGATAGGTTGTTTGTTGTAACAGCAATTTTACTTAGGTAATCTGCTGCGTTACCAAGCGATGATGCTTGGTTGCTTAGTTCCACATAACCGTAACGAGTCATGAAGCTAACAACTGGCTCGAATGTTTGTGGGTCTAGTACTGTACCGCTTGACATTAGTGGGATGTATGGGCAATAGAACGCTGCTGCGTCTGTTTCTGTTGAACCCTTATAACCTACTAGGATGTCGTCGTTTGCTGCGTACTGGTTTACATAAACACGCATAGTACCGTTTAGTGTACCTACGAATTTTGTGTTTGTTGGTGCCTCGAAAGGACCTTCAGTTGTACGTGCAAATGCGCTTGTTGTTGCTGACTGTAGAACAGTTAGAACGTCTGGGCTTACAACTGCCCAGTTACCTGCGCCACGGCGTGTACGTGCTGCAATTGTGTTTGCATTTTTGTTGATTAGAACTGCTAGTGCTGCATGTTCGTCACCAACAAAAGTAGCAGTACCACTTACACCAGCTTGGTTGTATGTGTCTGTAGCTGAACCTGCTAGCGATGATAGAGATGAGATGATCTCTTGGTCGATTTCAGCAGTAATCTCTTGTGCAAGTGCTTGCATGATTTCTGCTTCAACGTCTAGACCGTGCATTGAGTTAGCATCTTGTGCTGCCTCAAAAGTCCAACGTGCTGATAGCTTACGTGTTTTAGCTTCAACAGTTTGCTTTAGGACTTGGATACTCATTTTCTTACCAGCTGTGCCTTCTAGAGTCGCTGTTGCGTCTGCACGGTTAGTAGTTGCATTACCTGAGTAACCTGTTGCGATTTGGAATGGGCTTAGTGCCTCATCGCCTGCTGTTGCGCTGTCAAATGTTTCAGCGTAACGCACACGTAGTGTGTGGATTTGTCCAACTGGGCCTGTCATAGGCTGTACACCAACGATCTCGTTAGCAATAACAGTTGGCATCACACGGCGAATAACTGGAAGAATCACTTTGTTAAGTGTTGCAACGTTGCCTGCTTGAGTTGCACCAGGACTTGCACTTTCTGACAAGTAACGCTTAGTGTTTTCAAGTGTTGTTTCCATCACTTTTTTCTTTGTTCCAGTTAGACCGTCTGTTAGGGCTGTTTTAGTTTCTGCCCAATTTTCCATTAGGTTGTCTGCCATTTTCGGTCTCCTTAACTTATACCGGCTAATTTGCGAAGGTTAACAATGTTAGTATCTACCGCAGCTTCTGCTTCAGTTGATTTTCCACCAGTGACTTCTTTTGTAGATTCACTTAGCACCTTCTTAGTTTTTTGTGGTTTCGCATCTTCCTTCAATACTGATGGTAGATACTTATTGAATGCATTCTGTAAGTCTGCTGTTTTAGTAGACTCTAGTAATGCGCCCATTACTTCACGTTGTTGTTTTGAAAGCGGGTTCATCATTTCTGACATGATTGACTTGCGCTCAGCTTGGTCTGCTGCAATACGTGCTTTACGTGCTGATTCAGTTAGCTGAACTTCTTTCTCTACTACGGCTTTATTTGCTTCATCAAGCTGTGACTTTAGTTTGTCCATTGCTTTGTTTAATTTAGCAACTTCAGTACCTTCATTGAGGTAGCTGCCCATAAACTCTGCTGCAAATGTTTCAAAGATTTTACGTCCAAATGTGTTTTCTTTAGCAACTTGGATGTCTTCTCTTAAAGATGTTAGTTCGCTCTTGATTGTTGATTCAAGAACCTTTTCAACTTTGCTTGCAGCATTTTCAATAAACTTACGTTTAGTCTGCTCGATAACTTGTTTGCCTTCTTTAATCATTTTGACTTTTGCTTCAACTAGTGAGCGTTTGTCTTCATGAAACTCGTTGAGCTCTTTAGTAAGTTGTTCAAGTACAAAGCCTTCTAATTGGGCCATGTTCTTGTCTTGTGCCTCACGGTCTTCGCGAAGTTCATTAATTTCTTTGCGAAGTGTTTCCATCACAAACTCATCAAGAACATTTGCATGTTCTTTCATATGCTTACGATATTCAACACGATCTTCTACTACTTTGGCTTTGTCTGCTTGGAACTCTTCAAGTTCTTTTGCAATAACTTCGCCAATCATTGTGTCCATTGCTTCTACGATTTGCGCTTTGTCATTTTCATAACGTTCTGCAAATTCTT